CAGCCCAGATGGCATCGCTTTCAAGTATTTGTTCAATCTTAAAAGTGTCTTTGTTGGCATATTCAAGTATAACTTTGGGTTTCGGTCTGCTCATTAATACGTGTTTCCTAATTAACCACGTATATATTTATCAAGAACCGAAGCTGCCCCCGTCAAATTTTACATCTATTTTACCAGTAGATTCACGCATCTCTGCCAGCATAGTGTGTATTTCCTGAACGGTTTTGCCTAGTTTAGAAGTTAATATAGCAAGCTCAGCACTTAAATCTCTAGCTTCTTGAATAGTAAGCCTAATGTCTTTTTGTTGACTACGTTCGGCGGCAGCAACTCTAGTTAATAGTCGTTCAACACTAGGTAGTGTTGTTGGCAAATTATTTTGAGACATTCGACAATACCTGACGCATTTCAAATTCGGTTTTAAATGGGCCTTGATAACCGTATCTTTGCAATGTGATTAGTTTAGGACAAAAACTCTTAACCCAACCTTTATCAAATTTAATTACATAGTAGCCAGCACAATATAGACTTTTTGAGTCTCCGCTTTTTGTAAACAACGGTAGTTTACGTTTGATATCAAACATGGCATTGTGCGGCTCAGTGCTGGTTGCGTATCCATGTACTTCATTTGGCAGTGCATTGTCTGCCTCTTTGATAATTTTTGCAACAAAGAAATTTTTACCAAATTGTTTAGTTAGACTTTCTTTGGTGTCATAGATTTTAATTCCTAATTCGTTGCTAAGAACAAATCGATTGTCTTCGTTCTTTCTTAGAGTGGCAAATTTCTCACCGTCTCGTTCAACGATCCAAAATTTATTTTCAATGATTGGTTTTGCGTGTAAATCTGTCATAGTATGTACCTTGCATTTAACGGTTCGGCATAAGCCTGTGCCTGATCAGAAATCTTTTTAAGATCATAAAGTCCACAGAACTTCATAAGTCGTAGACCTACTTGGCTGACATTTTTATTTGCCTGCGTCGCGATAGAAATAGTCTCAGATATAATCTGTTTAATGTCATCTGGTTGTGCTGTAAGATCGATTAGCTGACGATTTCGTTCGTAATCATCTAATACACGATGTTCGATACCATTATGGTCAGACCAACGTTGGAGCATCATGTTGTTCCACGAATATCCTTTCGAGTCTCTATCACTGTAGGCCTCACGGAGACCAACCTTATTCTTTGTGCCTTTTTCCCGTACTCCTGGATATGCAGAGAATACATTGTCTGAGGTATCGCCTCGCATACACTTCTCAAAAAGTAGCCACTGGGGGTCTGGAGCGGCTTTGACTGCTTGAGTCTTTTTATCAATAATGGGCTGACCCTTTTTATCAAAGTAGCCTTCGTGCGTGATTGTTGTTTCTGAAACGCCATTATATTGTTTTACATTAGGTGAAATCAATTGTACAAAATCTGTATCTGTCGAAATGATCACATGATTATCGCTGGGATGACTCTGTATCCAACCAGCAATCAAATCATCAGCTTCTAGTCTAGGATGCTGTAATACTGTGCAATTAGTCTTTTCTGATACAAAATCTTTAAATGTATCAAATGCTTCCCAAAATACACGTTCTTCTTCTGCTTCACGTTCTGTATGCGCTGCTCGAGCTGCCGTACGTTGTGCCTTGTAAGGGGTATAGAAATCTTTACGCCAGCTTCGACCTTCTAAGAAGAATACCACATGACTACCTTCAAAGTCTTGCCATGCTTTCTTAATACTGTTTAGAGTAATATGAAATGCCATGCCTAGCTTAATATCAGCATCGCCGTTGATAACGTGTCTTGCACGAAAGAATGTGTTAGCAGTATCAACTAAAATGTATGTCATAAATTATTTTTTCTAACAGAATTAATATCAATAACGCCGGTATTCACAGCGCCTCCAAAGTCACCGTCAACTACTACGTTAGCACATAGTTCACGGAACCAACGATCTACGATTTCTTCGTCCTTGTCGCCATCAAAACCATATCCTTCTTGCTTTAATTTTAACACAAATTGGTCGTTCCAGTCAAGCTCAAAAAAGCCATTGCGTATATTTTCCTTGTTGACGTGAGTATTAAGTACACCTACCCACGGCTCTTTTAATTTAGTTGCACGATCTTTTTGACTTAGTTTAGCAGTTTCTTCTGCTTCTACAGCACGTTCTGCAGCCTCAACTGCATCTTTAGCAATCTTTGTTGATTCTTCTGCTAGTTTTACTGCGGCCTCAGTTTCAGCTTTGATTTTGTCAATGCCAAATAATTTTTCTATAAACTTTTTCATTAGGTACCCCACTCGTTTTTAAATAACGGCACTTGCAGCCTATCACTGTATCGTAAGCCATTCTTCATGGCCAAATCTGCTACTCGACGATTGTTTAGTGCGTAAACACTTTCTACTCCGCCTACTGGCATTAGGTATATGTGACCTTTAAATCCTGCTGTACGATATGCGGCAATGGCACATTCGGCATCAGCAAAGTCTTGTTCTGTAGCAATAACAAATTTCAAATATGCTGTACCATATTCTTCGTATTCACAAACTACTTCTGGAAGAATTGCTTCTTCCCATGCTTCACCGCTACATGGAAGTTTAGCACTTACACTAAATGTAATCTCTCTAGAAAAATCTATGTTGGGCATTTGCCATTGTACTAGATAGTCTTTGAATTCGTCTGTTAACTTTTGTGTACCATTTGTTTCAAACGTAATTTCTTTTAAGCCTGCCATTTTAGGATGTGACAATAAATCTGGATAAGCACGTTGCCACCCTAACAAAGGTTCGCCACCTGTAATAACCAAGTGTTCATCTTTCCATCCGTTATGCGGAATAATTTCCATAATGCGTTCTACAATAGCTTCGCTTGTAAGCATTGGCGATAACTCTTTAAAATCTGGATGCCAACTGGCATAGCTGTCGCAGCCTGTGCTGACTAATGGTAAGTCTTCGTATTTCTGAAAAGACTCGATCATTTTATGTGTAGTTGCAATGTCTGTTGCTTCATGGCTTACTTCGCCACGCGGCATACCAAAACCAGAACATTTAAAGTTGCAACCGAATGTGCGTAAAAACACAGAAGGAACACCCATGTAGCGTCCTTCACCTTGTATGCTGTAAAACAGCTCTGCGATTTTAATTTTGCTCATAGTATATTATACATTCTTTTCACTAGTTGTGTCAACCTTTTTGAGTTGCCAACTGCCATCTTTTTGGTCAATCCAATTGAGGCTGTCGCCTTCTTTCCATCCTGCCTCTTCTAATAAGTCTAGCGGCAACGGTAATATAAGATCTCCAGTTTCTGGATCTTCTTCTACATTAACTGTCCAATTTTTCAATATTGACTCCTAATTAAATTGTATTATCGTTTTTACTTTTCCAATCCAAGTATCTACGCTTACGACATTCTTCTTTGACATCAACAGGAATGTCAGGATGCCATTCTGCCATGCCGCAGTCGTAGACTCGATATTCGGGCAGTTCTACTTGAGAAAGAACGACTATCCAAAGGACGCAGGCAACAACAAACCCAATGATATATTTTTTCATATTCTATCGCTTAACAATATTTTGCACATCATAGCATCGTGTTCGTTATAAAATTTAAATGTCATCTGGTCCGTCTCTGGATGACTGGTATATCGATCGCCTGGCAGGCCAAAGTGTTCCAACACCATGCCACAGGTTTCGTTCCACCAAAACCCAGTTTGTTCTTTATTCCACGGAACTAGAATTGTTTTTAGATTAGACACAATATTCACTCATTTTTTATAATTACCTTTTTCTGGAATAACATGTCTAACACCTCCACGAGGATCTTCCATATCTCCTTTACGTCTTGGTATTAAATGTATATGCGGATACATGACTGTTTGTCCAGCAGCCTCGCCCCAATTAATGCCAATATTAAATCCGTCCCACTCACCTTTTTCTACCATTTCTTTGCCGTGTGTTAATGCATCACTAAAACAGTCAACAATCACTCCATCGGCTGCATACTGCGGAACAAATAGCAAATGACCTTCGGACACAGGATACTTATCTTTAAACACTTTGACATGAAAGTCTTCCCGGACTAGATCTGTCCACGGAGCAATACCTTCCTTCTCTGCATCTTCTAATATGTATTCTTCTTTCCTCATTTTGTCCACCACTCTTCAAAGGGGAATTCAATCCATACAGGATTTTCTGCTTTGTTAATTTCTTCCCCAACATAATCCATTTTAACTTTAGACTCGCTGGCAAGGTTATCGAATATAGTGGCAAACTTTACGTTTTGATTCCATATTTCATTGAGCCACCGCTCATCATCGGGAAAACAACCTGATGGCCAGTCGTTTAATATCCAGTTAATAGTTGCA